GTATGCCTCATCCAGAAGTGTGGAATATGTTTTTCTTAATGCAATTACATTTGGCATATCTTTCTACCTCTTTCCTTATTTCTTTTCCGGCAGTCCCATAGCAGCGCGAATAGCTGAGACATCGTCTGCTCCTGGATCCGCTCCACCGCTAATGTTGGTTCCACCTACTGCATTGTTGATTGGTTCGTTTGCTCCGAACAGATATCCGTCTGACTTCTTTACATTCTCCAAAGCCTTTTTGATATCTGCGGATTGATTCTTTGATTCTTTCAGAGCATCGATATCCAGCATGGCAATAACAGCCTTTTCGTTTCTTCCGCCGGCAGTCTTGACTGCTTCTTTGATAGAATCCATGAATACACGATCTGCCTCTTTCGCTGCGTATTCATCATCTTTCGCTTTCAGATCTCCCTGAAGCTTTGTGATCTGCCCCTGCAGATCTTTTACATCGACACCTTCAAACTCCTTCAGCTTGGCATTCACATCATCCAGAGAGGCCTTATAGTTGTCTCTCTGCGAAACTGCATTATCATACTCGCTTTTAGTACGATAATTTTCTTTCCAAGCCTTATCAAAATCTGCTTTTTTGTCTGCTGGAACTTCCAGTCCATACTCTTTTAAAATCTCATAAATATTTTTCATAGTTACATTCCTCCTGAAATATTTTATTGACCGCTCTTTCAGCGGTATGGGATATAGCCGGTTAAACCTCCGGCCGGGTAATTGTCCAGTTTATAGCCTTATGGCAGGGCATAAAAATAAGACGCATAACCCTGCGTCTCAAAGGGAGATAAGTGGATCACCTCCTAAAATTGCGTACAAAAATACCACCGGCCTTTCGACTGGTGGTAGCTACATGGATAATACTTTCATATCATTCCATAATTCCTTTAACTGTCTATCATTTATTTTATGTTTATCAAGCATTGCCTTGGCATCTGTATAGAAATTAGTCTCACCTTCTGGACACCTGCATATAAACGGCTCATCATCTCTCCACGAAATATTATATCTTTCTCCATAAAGAATAAACTCGATATCTAATCCTATCTCTATAGCTTCTGACAGCTCAGACAAGTTCTCAAATTTTGCATAATCTTTATACTCAATCATTTCAATCACCTCTTCTCGAGAATATCTTTATTAGCAATTTCATGCCCTAATTTAAGTGGATTATCGTGCTTTGCTTCACGTTTCAAGTTACCTTTTTCATCAAGATACCAGTTATGATAATGTGGTACAATCGGATGTTCTTTTGAATTTCCGTGATCCGTCATATCTATGTCTAATCTTGGCCTTCCATCATTTCCGTAATATCTACGTCTCTGCAAGGCACCATCTTTGAAATTATCAAACACACTATTCGGAGCACCTTTATACGGGATAGAATGTACTTCTCCTATTTGTTTCTTCTTCAGTGCTTGACTCTGCCATTTTACATCTATATATGCTTCACTGATAATTTTCCATTTCTCACTATCATTATATTTCATCCGGCCGAAATTAACAAGCGAACCAATATAATCTCCCAGAACTTCTTTATACCGCTTATACTGAGCCACATCCTTGGATGCATTCTCAATCATTTCCCGCGGGAACAATGCATTCTGTCGTTTGCTATTTGTTGCCACCCGACCTTTCATATCCAGGTAAATACGCTCACGTTCTTCCGTAAGCTTCATTTTCCGGCAAAATCTGGAATATTCATTTAACTGTCCTTGATACTTTGCTTTATGCAACAGAATTTCATCCGGATCAGCCTTGCCTTTCTGGAGCAGTCGAACCTTTTCTCTTTGCGCCCGCATCGCCAATTCCATCTGGCGTTGCTTTTGTTTGGCTTCATACAAGGTATATTCCTTATCCCCAAAGTTCTTCGGTTCACTCTCTTCCAGATTCTTGGCATCCAGCCATTCATCCGTCCAGTTGCGTTCTGACAGTCCGGGAAAGAAAGGATAATAGGTGTGATAACAGTTCACTCCTAGAAGTCCCGTGACCGTCCCCAGACCACATACTGAATACAGCTGTTCCTTGGACCAGACACGCCCTTGCCATACTGCATGTGTCGGTCGTGCACCTGCATGCCATTCTACCTCAAAATACTCGGTGCCAAGCTTCTGTGCGTTGTACTCAGATATCTTTCCAGTAATCTGACTGACTGCAGTCATGACCGCTCTCCTTGCAGCCACATCCACCCGATCAGCTCGCCCGGATGAATAATCTATCTTCCTGAGTCCGCTGTTCGTGAGCTGTGTAACTACTCGTCTCAGGACGCTGTTATAATCAAACGCGCCGGTTACGATATCATAACATGCTGCATCCAGGTATCCCGAATACACCTGAGCAAGTGGTGTCAGTACCTTCCTACCATTTCCATAATCCAAATAGAATCCAAGCGAATTGGTTACATTCTCCAAATCTTCACAACTCTGATCAATAATTGCTTCTGTGATCTGATTAAGCTGCTCGTTCTGATCATACGGTATATATTCTGCATTGATCTGTTCATATACATCCTTATCTCGAACATATTCCTTTTCGATTACCTTATCGTACAGCTCAAACATTTCCGGATAGGAAGCATTGAGCGTCTTCTTTATCTCACGTTCGATATCCTCTGAAGAATGTCCCAGGATCCGTAACCGATTAATCTGCCAATCTGCAGTACTGGTAATTTCACCAGTCTTAACGATTCTCCTAACAATGTCTTGCATGATTCGT